TAAAGGTATCTGGGTCTGCCTTTAAGTTTTCTATTACGTCTTGTTCTTCTTTGCTAAAAGGTTCTTCTTTGATTGCCAAGTAGCAAAATTGTTGGTTAAGTTGAAATATATCCGCAGCATCTTTAGGACTTAGTTCCTGGGTTGCTAAAGTTAGCTTTATTGTTTTGTCTTTGCGTGAGGCTATGCTTTCTATTTGACTTGATAATAATATCATAGTATGCCGTTTATTATATCGTTTGCTTCGTCTATTGCATCTTCTTGGTCGAGATAAGTATCTACGTCTGCTATATGTTTGTTAATCAAAGTTTCTGCCATTGCGTAGGTGTAATGCCCTATCGTAGTCATATCGTCTCCGTTTTTACCCGTCTTACATACCGCAAGGAAATAAGCTTTGTGCGTAAGGAGAAGCCATATAGCGTTTAGTTTTCTCATCTACCTTGTCCTCTATAAGCTTTTTCTCTTGGCGTGTGCTTATTAAAGGACTTCTTTGCAGAACCTCTTTTGCGTTTGCCAAAGCTAATTTTGTTTTTATTCTCGTTACCTTTTGCCATATTACAATAAAATTGAGTTTAATCTATTAATTGCGTTTTGATAATTTTCTGGGTTTAGTTCACTTCCTATCCAGTTAATACCATTTTTCTTGCATACTACTGCGGTTGTTCCACTACCCATAAAACTATCATATACTAAATCGGTTGGTCTACTCGCTACCTTTAATATTCTATCTACTAAAGCCTCTGGCATTTGTGTAGGGTGCAGCCTTTCGTTTTTAGGTATGTTATGCGGTACGTTCCATACAGAAGATAACGGGTCGTGTATGCCACAATCTTCGTTTAAGTAAATATCGTCTCCTTTTGATAAGTGATATATTATTTCATAGTCCAAGTGAAACCTTTTGTTAGTACTATCAAAACTACCGCTATATTTCCAAATAATATAACTCTTAAATTTTAGGTCTGTAAACTCATTAAGAAACTCAATCCAATGCGGTGTCCTTAGTGTTTTATCAAATGTCTTGCTTTTTATGTTAAAGTATATTTGACCTGTCGGCTTTAATATCCTTTTATATTCTCCAAATAGTTTGCTTAAATAATCGGAATAAAACTTAATAAAAAGGATATCTTTTGACTTTGCACCATAACCTGCGCCAGATATATCTTCGTAAGGTGGAGATGTAATAATCAAATCAACATAGTCATTTGGCATTCGTGCCATTGTTTCTAAGTTATCCTCGTTATATATTTTATTGATTTCCATTGTTTAAGTTTTGATTATGTATATCTTTTAAAAACTCTTTATATTGTTTTTTGTCTCCGTATTCTATGTGGCACTTCCTACACAAACCCATAAGGTTTTCAATCGTGTCTTTGTCTTTGCTGCCACCCATTCCCCTCGCCTCAATATGATGTATGTCTACCGCTTGTGAGCCACACACTTCGCAAGGAATGAAGTCCGTTTTTTTATACCCCATTCCCTGCAAATATATTTGTGTGTGTTTCTGCATACTTTCCCCATTAAATTTTCCGTTGATTAATAATTAAAAAATTTAAGTATGCAAATTATTTTCCGTCTATTTCTTTTAGTTTATTAATTGCCCATTCAACTCCACTTGTACCGCCCCAAGCATCCCACATCAAACCGCCACAACCTTCACTATAAGGAACGTCTTTATGTTGTTGGTGTCTTTTAAAGGAAGCCATACGGGCAATCGTATCTCTACTAATCGGCTCACGATTTGCTAATTGATTTGCTCTTGCTTTTCCTGTTGCTTCTCCGCAAGAACCCCAACCATTTTTCTCTGCCCATTCTAAAGCACGTTTTGCGTTGTTAGTTGCACTTTCAGGGTAATCGGTATAGCTATCTGCGAACTTGCCACCTGCAAGGATAGCCTTCCAAACTTGGTTAGCCTTCTCTTCGGTATCGTAAACGCAACCGCCTGAGCCTATTCTATATTTCCCGTTTGAGCATTTTATTACTGGCATAGTTTACTATAAATATACTTTCGGTCTAAATTTATCTCGTCAAAGTTATACTTCTTTTGGCAGAACTCAAACAACTTCTGTCCGCTCTCCTTTCGCATATCCGCATCACTTACTAAATCTTTAATATGTTTGTACCAATCCTTTTGGCTTTTAACGTAATGCACGGGCATATCAAGGTAAGGATTGACTTGGCTAACAATAGCAGGGTTCTTTTTAGCAGCCGTTTCTAATACTTTAAGGTTTGACTTCATAGCGTTGAACTTGTTATCAACCAATGGGATAACTGAAATATCGCTATCAGTGTAAGCCCCCATATATTCAGTAACCTTTGCATAATTATAGATCGTAGGGTTTAGCTTTAATCCGCAAGTGAACGCATCAATCATTTTATCCCATATAGGTTTCTCTCCGTCATTGTAACCTGCAATAACAGTTCTTATATTCATACCTTGTAGCCTTTTGAACGGCTGCCTTAGTATTTCTAAATCTCTTTCGTGCGTTCCGCTACCGCTCCAAAATAATCTAACCTTGTAATCTTCGGTCTTATTATCCTGGAACTGCTCTTGCCCGTAAGGTAATGCGTTTGGTAAGATGTGAACGTTCTTATTAAATGGGCTTATCTCTGCTGCTAACCTTTCGTGAGTGCAGGTGCATAGGTCTGCTATCTGTAAGTAATCTGTAATTAATTTAGGTATGTTATTATACTTGTATCTCCAATATAACAAATGGCTTTCGCTAAGTTCCCAGTAATCGTCATTATCGACTACCAACTTAAAGCCATACTTAGTGCGCCAAGTGTCCATTTGCTTTGCATCTATTTCGTTAAGCATTCTATTCATTAACACAATATCCCAACCTTGTTCAAGTAGTTCGTCATTCAATACATCGGTAATAAGTGCGTACTCTTTTTCCATATAAACAATAGGCATCATTATTCGGTGTAGTCCTACACCCGAATTGGCTGAAGTTATACAAAGTATTTTCATAAGTTTATATAATATGTTTTATTCCCATTTGTATAAGCAGATACATTGTTGCTATGCAAACTCCAGGTCTTTTGTACTAATTCATTTTTATTGTAACCATAAGCATCAATGCTATTTTGCTCAATATGATTAGCGGTATATTCTTTAATAAATTTCGTATGCAAACCTGCTGCCCTGCATCTCGTACAATAATCTAAATCTATTGCTCCGTATGGGTCAAGTTCTTGATTGAATGCACCAACTCTTTTTATAGTTTCTTTTGTTATAGTAAAGTTGCCAATTAAATCAGCCGTGTCATTACCTGTACTATGTAAAGGAATAGAACAAATACCAATAGTTTTGTCTTGTAAAAAATCATTTCTTATTTGCAACCAATTATCAGGTTCTAATATATCGTTACCCATAATAGTTACATAATCTATATTATCAAAGTTTAAATTCCTTAATCCTTTATTAGTTGCAAATGCTATACCTTCTTCATTAATGATAGTTACTATATCAATATGCTTACCTGCATTTTTGATATTTTCAAACAATGTATTGATGTTCCTATCTTTATAGTTTAAGTATACTATTGCATTCATTATCTTATGTTTGAGCCGATTTCTCGTGCAGGAACTCCTGCGTACTTAGTATTTGGTTTTGCATCTCCTTTTACAAAAGCACTTGCACCAATCATACAATTTTCTCCTACGTTTGCAAACTGATGTAGAACTGCGTTTAGCCCTATATTTGCACCTTTGTCTACAATTGAATGCCCACCTATTTTTGCTCCGCAGCTTATAGTAACATTATCTAAGATTGTGCAATCGTGTCCTATGTGTGCGTGTTTCATAATGAAACAATTATTACCAATAAAGGTGTCAATCTCCGTACCTGCGTCTATTGTTACAAGTCCTGTAATAACATTGTTGTCTCCAATGTAAACTTTGCCTTTTTCTTTTTGCCAAAACTTTTTATGCTCGGCTTTGTCGCCTATAATACAATAAGCACCAATGTAGTTTCCGTCTCCGATAATTACGTTATCGCCAATAATAGCGGTAGGGTGGATAAAGTTAGCCATAGTTAAGTAGTACAAGCGCAGTCATACGCAGGGTTTATGTTATCTAAATCAAATTCCTTGAACAAATTATTTTGGTCATTGATCCATTCGTCTGCAAGTTCTGGGAACTCCCTTAATATTGCTAAGATAGCGTTTTTACCTTTCATAAAACACAAAGTGCAGTTACCTAATATAGAAGGTATTTCCAAAGTGTAAGGCTTTTTGCTCCAATACTCATTTACTATTTGCTTTGTAACCTTGCTTTCATACAAAGGAAACTTATCGTGTACCTTCTTAAATCTTTGAGTACGTCTGCTAACTCGCATTGGCTCGTCATATCTAAAGCCTACCAGGTTTTCAAATTCTCTTACTCCTATGCTTCTCAAATATCTTTTAGCCGTTTTAATTTTTAGTTCTATTGTGCAGAACCTTTTAAACTGATTAGGTAATGCTTTATGCTTTTTTAACATTCCGGTAAAGCCACCTTCGTAACTTATTCTTGTTACAGGTATGTTTTCAAATGCTTCAAAGTCATTAATAAATTTATAGGTCTTAGCGTGTTCCCTCATAGTATCGCAGAACAATACTATGTCTCCTGGCTTATATTCTTGGATAGTCATATAAGCAGAAGTTTTGCCACCGCTAAAATTAATTACTCTTTGCATTGCGTTTCTTTGGTTGTGGTTGCTCTTCGTACCAAGTGTATAGACGTTTAATCATATCGAAGATACAATTACCGCACCATACTGTTAAGATAAAATCTGCACTCATATACTTGCGATAAATATGCTCGTACATTTTTAAGATGTCTAAGTCGATGTTACGCACATAACCATTTTGGACTGTATGCCAATTACCAACGTGTTGATCTAAAAAGTTGCGGTGTTCTATTTCCATAAGTTCCACATTATTTTTGAAAGTAGAGGTGCTGCAACTCCTGGTATAAATACAAACGCAATTATGTCGGTACATATTGTAGGTAGTAAATATAAAGCCAATCCGCTCCAAGCTGCTAAACAACTCGTGCAGCTAAAA